CGCCAATCAAACTGCCACTTCAGCTTGGCATGATTATACCAAATCCCGCACCGGTCGCAGACGCCAAATGCGCGGGGGTTCTTAGAACTTGTTCTTGCTCGACCAGACTGGGAGGCCCATGCCATTCAAGCCTCCTACCTGTAATAACCTTGGATCTGCGGGGAGACGTAATATTGAGCCTGCTCTACGTTTTGTTCCGCCGCAACCGTATACGACTCGTCAGCAAACGGCTTTAGCAACGGCACTTTGTCTGGCGCCCAAACCTGGGCCAACCGCAATGCAAGGCCATAGGCAAATGCTTCCATCCAGATCGGCGGAATATCGACGTTAGCAGCACCCGCTAAGGCCGAGTCTTCGATCTGCTGCACGGCATAGTAACTCATAGATGTCTCATTGCCGTCCGGCACCGGCCACAAGCTAATAGTAGGCGATAATAGGCGGTCAAACCAGTACGTAGTCGGCCAACCTTGCTGCGTTTTATTAGGGTAGGACGCATATTCAGTGCGGCTGACCGGCATGATAATACGATCAATCGCCGTCGATCCGCTGCCCGTCGTAATATAGGTGTCCAAAATCATGACGATATTGGGGTTTACCGTATACGTTGCCGTGCCTTGAACCAGCGGGGTCGTAACCAACTCTACCTTCCACAAATTCACCCCACGGTTCGACCAGTTCATCAGCATCATGTTTGCCGCCATAACGGCAGACTCAAAATGCTCTTGAACTAGCGACGTGCTGCGAATGCCGCAAAGATTGAACGCATAAAGCGTAATCTCACCAAGCGCAGGGTTGTAGTTGTAGGTGTTGGTTGTCGCCATTACAGCGTCCCGTCATTGAGAACCAAAACACCGCCGATGTTGATGCTAACCACCGCCGCAGTCGCGCTACTAGGCGCAATCTGCCACCGAATATCGGTCCCCGCCGCGTAACCGAAGGGAAAATGCCGTTGCACTTCATAGTTTGTATTAAACGGCGATTGTAGAATAACACGCTGAACACCAGACGAGGAGTTAGTCACAGCGCGATATGTCGTATAATTAGCAGTATTTCCGTTGAACGACGAATATGCCCCAAAACGATACATATACAACGTGTTACCCGCCGGAACCGTATAAACAGTCATCTGGGACGTGCCAAGGCTGGCCGTCACGCCATTGATGGTGCCAGTGTTTATCTGGGCATAAACGACCGTGCCGCCAGTATTAGACAGCGTAATAACGCCCGCAGGATTAGTGGCACTGCCCACATACACCGAAATATTATTGATGCGGAAATACTGGTTTACAGTTGGCACGTTCGTCGTGCCATTAAGAACCAATACTTCAGAAATCGCGTTGTAGTTAGCATCCAACCCCGAAATCAAGATCGAGGCAGTGTCAGTGTTGACCGTGCTAACAAGGTTCATTGTAATCGCCGACGGAGGAAACGCGTAATCCGTCGAAGACATGTTTTCCCAAACGGTGCGAAATAGATTGGCCGTGGCCGGTGTCGTGCCATACCCAAACACGTTTGCCGCCGTGTGACCATAAATCTGACCACGCGAAACCTGCAATTCAAACGGCTCATAACGCCCAACCCGAGTGATGGACTGATTGACTACACCGGTCATTAGTTGCAATCCCATTTACGGAGAGATTTGTTGATCCGACTATTCGGATCATGCGCCGTCTTGGCAGAAGCTAAATGCTTCCGCATACCTTCCATCCGCGCACAAAAAGAACGACGCCGAGCGGCTTCCAGTTCACTATGCTGCGCTTGTTCGCGGGATACCGGCGGCTTGATATTATGCCCTTCGGCCTTCAGAGAAGCGCGGCCCTTGGCGTTTAAACCGCCTTCAGGATTTTTACCTTCACGGCGTGTCCAAGCACCAGCCATAACGCCCTCCAAGAAAGTATGGGGGCCGAAGCCCCCAGCCTTTAGCCCATCGTCTCAGGCTCAACATGACGGCCCTTAGCCGGGGTGCCATGACGAGCAGAAGTGAACGGGTTAGCGTCAGAAGTCGCACGGCCACCGCTCTTACGCGGCTTACGACCAGCGTGATGCTTGGCAGCCTCGCCATGCACCGAGCCAACATGCTTCACATGACCCATGTGGTGATGCATCACATGACCGCCGCGCTTGCGCTTCGCACGGCCACCGTGCTTACGCTCCTCAGCCTCTTTCTCAACGCGGCTGTGGTTGTATTCTTCCGGCTTGTCCTTGAGGTCCATTTCAGCCTCATTCACACCCTTCATGTCACTCTCCACTTCACCGCCAGTCTTGCGGTGCTTGCGAGCCTTAGGAGCGCCATGCACGCCATGGTGCGCCACTTCGTGAACGCCATGATGAGCGTGATGCTTTTTCGTGTGATGCCCGTGGTGGGGAGCACCATGGTGCGCGGAATGATGAGCCATTGCTGCCTCCTACTACGAAGCGTTGTTGATGCCCTGGATATAGAACACCGTCAGGGTGCCTACGCCAGTGCCAGTGTTAGCCGAAGTCACCTTGATCTGAATGTCAGTCGGACCACCAGTCTGGAAGGTCGAGTTGCTGACATTGTCCCAGTTTGCAATCTGCGTGGCACCAGTGCCAGGAAGGATCGTAAGCTGGCCCAAAGCACTGGCGGTGACAGCGTTAGCCGCCGTAAACGCAGTCGCTGCGTTCGTGCCGGCAGTCGCACCAATGTTCAGAGTAGCCGCAGCACCAGACCAAACCGACGTCACCATCAGGTAAATGTCAGTGATCTGGCTCTGCGCCGGGATCGTGATGTCCGCAGCACCGTTAGCTTGCGTAATGACGCTAGTCTGCGCCATCTGCACATAGCCAAGGTTTTGCGTTCCAACCGACGACCCAAGGGCAGCAAGGTTGCCCGTGCCATCGCTAACAAGCACGTTACCAGCCAGCAGCGGCCCGGTGAAGGCGGTAGCCGGGGTTACCGGGCTACCGTTGGGGTTCGGATACTGTCCGGGGACAATATCGTTGATTAGCGTCGCCATGAGGTTACTCCTTTCCTAGTGATCCCAATCACGAAGTCGGGAAACTGCCCCAGATTGAACGCCAATTGTAGTATCCAAAACTATAACGTTCGTAGGCTTTCACCAACAAATTATCAGAGACGAAATCGACTTGCATATCCGTCTCGAACTTAACGCGCTCCATGTAGGACAGGCCGTCGATGTTGGTCAGCAGGAACCAAGCATAGGACGAGGTCAAGAAGTCGTTGACCATGTAGCCTTCGGACAGACCGCCCGCCGTCGTGAGGATGGCGTTGACGTCGTTGTCGGCAGTGCCAGGGCGCAGTTCCGTCTTCAGCAGGCGGATTGCAACCGGCTCCAACTGCGGCGGGATGACCAGCTTACGACCGCGAGCAAACACCTTCAGACCGGCTTGGTCTTTGAAGTTTGTGCGGATCGAGATCATGCCGTTCAGCAGCGTCGCCTCGTTCAGATCGACCGGGGTCGAAGGAATGTTGGCAACGGTCGAACCGTCAATCGGGTGGTTGGAGGCGCACAGCGCAACACCGTCACCGCCGACGTTGGCGTTGTAGGTGGTCGCAGTGTTCAGGACGTTCGCGCCGTAAATTTCCTTGGTCTGCTGGAAGGACTCGATCAGGCCAAGGTTCGACGGATGGAACTGGGTCTTGTAGAGGTTATCGTCCACCGCCTTGCGGGTGATGGCATAACCAAGACCGATTTCCGTGTGTTCCTGGTTGTAGACATAACGCTCACCAGCGCCGTTGTCGAAGGCGGTCTGACCACCTTCAGTCTTCAACTGCGCGAGACCCAGGAAGCGCAATTCGGCGGTACGTTCCAAAGCCAACTTCGAATCATGTTTGGTAAAGATCTTATCATATTGGCTTGGAATCATTTCGTATTTGCCTTCCACCCCCCGGAGTCCGGGCAGGAGAAGATCCTTGATTGCTGAAAGATTAACAGCCATTGGTCCTTACTCCTGTTAGGTGCCGGTCACGCCAACCTTCATCGCAGCGTTATTGAACGCGACAATGATGCGGTTGTATGCGGAGGTGTAATCGTTGCCGTTGATCGTCTGAAGCGGGTTGGACCCGTCAGGCGTGTAGTTGGCAAGGGCGATGATACGGAACGGCAGGGTGGCAGAAGTGCCGCCCGGCGTGCTCAGGGTATACTGGTCAGCATACGCCGTTGACAGACCGTTGGCGATGTTGCCAGGGCCGTTGTTCGACGTATAAGTCGGCGCCAAGGTGTTGGTGTTGGTGCCGGTGCCAGCCGCATACGCTACGCCAATGTTCTGACCGATGGACGACACGCCGACCGCAGTGGCCGTCGTGTTGCTGTTCGCGGTCTGAACGACGAACTGCGCGTTCGGGTCGGTAATCACATACGCGGTCACGTAGCTGGTGGACGCGCTGTTAACATCGCCGATGCCGGGGAAGTAGTTCGACCAAGTCGTGCGCTTCTGCGGCACGCTCAGGTATTTGCAGCCGACGAAGACGCCGACAAGGTTACCAGCGCCAGCAGTCGGTCCATCAACCGTGCTGTTGGTGCCAAGCTGGCAGATCGTGCCGGTAGAAAGCTGTGCGACCGGATCGCCATAGAAAATCTGCGGGTTCGTGCTGCTGGTCGCGGAAATGGCAAGCTGCGTCTGCTCATAGGTCGGCGCAGACCCGGTGCCGCTATACTGTGAAAATCCGAAAGGCGCATTGGTATTCGCCATGACGGTTCTCCTTCATAAAGGAGGTTCCGACATCGCGCACCGGGGCGATTGGAAACCAGGAAAAACTCATCTTCCCACGCCGGGGGGAAGTAAGGATTCTGTCCTACGGCATGCCAACTAACATGCCGCAAGACAAAATGAAAGACTTTATTCGTCGCCAGGGATCGGGATAGGTTCGTATCCTTTATTGATCCTTGCTTTTGCTTGCGGATGATTGCGGCCGAACTGTCCATCAGGCGCAGAGTTCAGTTGCGCTTCTTTCTGCCGCATCTGTTGACGGGCAGCACGCAACTCTAAATCCCGCGCTTCGTCGGTGATGTCTTTCGGTCGTTCCATCAGGACCATGCCATCACGCTCGATGGTGTTCCAAGAACCACCCGATGGCATCATTTCGGAATGGCGGCTGGCCGGAACCGGCTCCCACCCCTTACGAGCCAAGGCAACCTGATAAGCCGGGTCTTCTTGGTTCAGGATGGTCTTGCGCTTCCATTCATACGTCCACCCATCCGGCACGTAATGCGCCGGGACATAGAACTTGTCGGGGCCTTCATCCAAATCGCCACCCAAATGCCCCCTAATTTCCGCCGCACGCTTGGCAGCACGGGCGCGAGGGTCTTCCTCCCGCATCGGTCGGCGCATAGCCTCTCGAACGGGCGTAGGTGCCTCTGGAGTGGCTTCTACTAGTGCCGCAGGTTCAGTATTCATGGCCGCTTCAAGGGCGCTGGGGGCCTTTCTACGGTTTCGCAGGCTCATATTATCGCTCATGGTCAGCCTTTCACTTTATTTTGCCGGCGCGTTGCAGCGCGGTTTTGTTTTTCGCGTATTCTTCGGGCGTCATTTTCATCATTTGGGCGATTTCACGCTCTTCCGACGACAACCGGACGACCGTAGACCTGCTTTCGCCCCTAGAAACCGGCGCAGCAGGCGGCGCAGCACGCCGTTGCGTCACTTTCGCCGTATATTCCATCGGGTCTTCCGGTTCGGCTGGTTTAGGAGGCTGAATCCGCAGCGTCGCTTCAACATCGGCGAAATATTCGTCGGTATCAGCCTGGATACCACGGCTTACAGCCAACGTATGCGCCGCTTCCATCTGCTTAAACAGCCTTTGGTCGCGCACAAACTGCGGATGACGGCGTATCCATTCGGCAGATCGAGGCGTTAGCTGCGATGCAAGCGCCTCAACCGGGTCTAGCGGCGGCGGCGCAGCAGGACGCTTGGCTTCCTCCTCCATCGCAGCCTTGCCGTTCTCCAACTGAAGCAATTTGGCTTCGTTATTTGCCATTTCGCGTTGGATTTGGGCGGCTCGATTGTAGTCACCAGCCGACATCGCTTCGGCATAATGGCCTTCTAGGATGTCGGTGTTTGTTTTGACCGTCTGAATGGCGTTAATGACAAGCTGAAGGTTAGTATCCTTTGTCTCAATTCTTGCTTGATACGCCTGTTGCTGCGCCTGATACCGCTCTTGCTCGGCTTGGGCCTGGGCATTTCTGGCATCTTCTAGTTGCTTACGAAGCTGAAGAAGCGTTTGCTGAACATCTTCTTCTGGTTCAGGTGCCGGTGGGGCTGGCGTCTCTTCTACGACGACCTCAACCGGCTCCTCAATCTTCTCTTCTAAGGTGATTTCTTCATTATCCATGTCAAACCTCACCAAATATGATCGGGTTTCTGGACGCGACCACGCACCAACGTGTCATCCAGAATACGACAAAGGACATTATTGACGGTGATGCTCCAACCTTCGCTCGGTCGGAAATAAACCCAGTCACCTTCGTTGACCTCGATGTCCGAAAACCAAGAATTAGTCTCGTCAACAAAAGCTTGCGGGCCTTTCTTCAAGACTAGGCCAACTTTGCCTTGCGTCTTGTCTTCATCCCGCGTGCTATCAGCCAAATAAATGCCACCCTTTGTCTTATTAGGGCGAATATAAACGGCAACAAGTATTTGGTTGTTGAAAATTTCGACGCCAGACAAGTCGCCAACGGCCTTTTTCAATTCGTCGCGTGGATCTTTACTGTGATCCATCTCCATGTAAGGCATAGTATACTCCAATTAACTGTAGGATTTTGCTGCCAATCTATTTGCTTCGTCGCATAATTCTAAGCAGTTGCGTAATCCGGCAATAATGCCAACTGTCCTTTGATAATTTTCTGCATTACCAGACGCCAAGTGTTCCTTAAATTCTTCTATTTGGATGAAGATAAGTTTTTTAAGTTCTCGCTCAAAATATAAGTCAAGAGTAAGCATATTTCTCACAAAAAAG